AGTTCAGCGGCTGACTGATTTCTTGAAGCCACAGCAGACTTAACTTTAGCAGCGGTCGCCATAGTCAGAGCGCCAACGTAACGACTTCCCATTACCGCTGCGACACCAGTCAGAATGGCGCTTAAAGCGCCGATGTTCTCACTGACGCTGATTACTGCGTCGTTGAAAATCGCTGTACCAGTTTTAACCGTAGAGTTTTCACCAAAGAACTTGGTGATATTGTTTCCGGCAACCTGCAAAGCCTGACTGATAGTTGTGGTTGTATTGGCGAACTCATTGCCGATCGTCACCCCCTGTGAAAGTAACCCGTTCACCACAACATCAGTAGTCAACTTTCCAGCCGCAGCCATCTGACGCATCTGTCCAATACCAACCCCCATAGAGTCAGCAAGCGCCACTATCAGGCGGTTCCCCTGCTCATTCACAGAGTTGAATTCTTCACCGCGCAGCGCACCTGATGCCAGCCCTTGAGACAGCTGGATAATAGCGTTTTCCGCCTCTTGCGCGGTCGCGCCGGAGACAACAAACCCTTGGTTGATGATGGTAGTCAGCTTAGCCAGATCATCAGCACTGGTTCCATATTCCCTGGTTGCTCGCTCCAGTCGTGCATACAAAGAAGCTGTAGCGTCGAGGCTGCCCCGAGTTTGCTGTGTGATGTTGAATACTCGCTCAGTAACGTCAACCAGCTGCTCGCTAGGCCGAAGGGCGTTTGCCAGTTTGTTGTTCAGAGTCGTCCATGCGTCAGCGTATTGAGCCACCTGCCGCACAGACAAAATTGCCATAAGAGAAGTGGCAACCCGGCTTAGGCTGCCGAAGGAGGAGCTCAGCGATGATGCAGCCTTGTCTGCGCGGTTGAACCCGCCTTCCATGCCGTCAGTTACGTTCCGCACCTGCTTGTCAGCGCGTAGCAACTGAGCCGTATCAGCCTTAATTACATATTCAATATCGCCTACGTTCTCGGCCATTTCATTTTCTCCGGGCAATAAAAAACCCCGCCGGAGCGAGGTTTTTTTATGTGAGGTTCGTTAATTGCCTTGGATGGCATTGATCATCATCGACTGGTTGGACTGCTGAATGATGCCATCGCTTGTTTTCATTTTGACCTTGGCATCCTGAATACCTGTTTTGGTGTAGGTGTCACAGTCAGCTTTGGAAATGCTCAACTCGCCTCGCCGGGCAAATTCATCTTGAATCTTGGGTATAATGTCGGTATTGCCGTAACCCATTGCCTGCCCCTTTAAGATACATAGCCCTGTATCATCATAAGATGTCAAAGGCCGCTCTTGAGCGCATCCCGCTAAAAGAAGTGCACCCGCAACAATTAAAGCCATGCTTTTCATATTCCTATCACTCCACTACTTATAATCAGATTGCGTAACGACCTTTTTATTATCTGGCCCTGAGCAAGAGACCATAATCACGCCATCGTTTGTCCAGATTTTTACGATGTATAAGACCCCTGTATCGACTACCTCTTTCGCGGGGTAATTTCCAGCAATCTGATTCATAATGTCGCGAGCGCTGCTTTTGCATTCATCGAACGAAACGTTTTCTACGCTTTTTGTTACAGGCGACCCCTGCGCTGGATACTGTCCAGCCGCGTCCATGTTGTTCAGTTCTTCTTTTGTATATGTTGTAGCAGCGCTAACATTAAAAGCAAAAGCTGCTAATAATAAGACCAGCCTCTTCATATCCCTATCCCCTTTGGTAAAAGTGGAAACATCCTACCCAGGAATAGCACATGTGCAACGGCAAACGCTGATTTATTGATCTCGGTCGACTGGAAACAGGAAAACCCGCAGTTAAGCGGGTTTAAATAAATGTCGATCGGATTAGGCTACAGCAGGCCCAAGGGTTGACTTAAGTCGTTCGTAGATATCACTTGCGATCATGAAGTCTGGGGACACCTCTTTCATTACTGTATTTCCCTCACTGTCATGAAGCTCAACCCAATACAGGTACTCGGTATCACCATCGTCGTTTTCGCAGGTAAGCACTGATAGCCTGGCGGTTACGCCATCGCCTTCAACGCGGTGGCGACTCTTAGCCAGCATTACATCTTCCAGAACACATAAAGCCATGGTGATCTCCTTAAATTCCGATGGCAGCCAGCATTTTGCCGAATTGAGATTTATAAAAGTGCGGTTGAGTCTCGCGAGGATTGCGATCGCTTGTTACGTTCTTGCCGAAGCGAAGCCCTGCCTCGGTCACGTTCCAGAACTCTTTCTCCCCGCCTTTGCTGCTTGGACGTTTCATTTTTTGAATGATACCGGCCTTTTCCAGCAACTTGTTTACGCTTGCAGCCGATCTGGTGATCCCGGTCATTTTCAAGAGCGTGGTCAGTGCGAATGTCGCGTCACTGGAACCACTATCGTCAACTGAATCCACTGTATAGGCTGGAAGCAGCTCTGGAAGGTGATGAGCATCCTCTGCCTTGCGAAGCATGCCGAGAGTGCCTGATGGCGAAAGATGCAGAAGGCGAGATGTCACCTCGATAAACAGCAGGCTATCAGCCAAAGCTGGAGTCGCCATCTGCGTTTTTCCTGACTCCAGTTCGTGCATGCGGTCAATAACCTTCATCCGCAGCACTGCGTTGTAGCCAGTAAGCAGACATTCGACGTGACGGCGGTCAAGATGGTACTCGATTTGCTGGCGATTCATCTTATCGAAATAGATGTCCTGAAAATTCAGGATATCTTCCCCGAGGTCAGTGAGCATTTTTTCAATGTCGGTTTTCACATTGTCGTGGCGCTTGCCAGTGAGTTCAGCGATCTCGCGGCTGGACATAGTGACAGCGTGATGATGATTTGCTACATTTACAACAGTTGATGAAGATTGTTGCATGTAAGACTCCAATCAGTAGTTAATGTAAGCCGCCAGTCCTACCTGGCGGTTTTTCTTTTGCGCCTTCCTATGCGCCCATCAGTGAGTCCATTCCTCACCGCGAAGCATTGCCAACATTGGCTGTGCATGCTTCACGACAATATTGCTGCTATCCAGGGACTGCGCTTCACGAAGCAGAATCTTCTTGGTCTCCCCTGTCATATAGCGAATGTCATGGGCGATGTCGTAAAGCATTCCTGCGTATTCTGACTTCGCCTGTTTCATTGCCGGGTAAAGTTGCTGGCTAACCCGCTGGCTCTTCTCCATCCAGAGCTGGAGATAGCAAAGACTGATCAACTCTTCATCGTTGAATTGTGGCTTTACCGGTTGGTGTTTTTCTTTACCGATAAACTCACCTTCAATAACCTTTCCGGCCAGATACTCAATGGCCTCTGCGGTTTGCTTTGGCGACAGTTCGTCGATGTGTTTTACGCCAAACTCTTTGTGCACCATTTTATAAACAGCCTGATAAGTCATGCCGTACTTGCCCATGATGCGATTAACGATGCCGCGCAGTGGAGTGCGATCTCAACCGAGGTTTCCGGCGCGCTTCTAACCGCCACACCCTTAGTCCAGTAATCGTGAAGTGCGGTAAAGCACTCCTCCTGATAGCGAATCAGACGGTCACTAATGTCATCGCGTACTTTTGCCGGGTTGATGCTGAACAGCCAGCCGTTGAGTTTCTTTAATGGGAGACACAGCATGCGCTGCAAGCCCCCAAGAGAAGGGATTGTGATATCACAACACCCGAATTTCTCACCCTGCTTCTTAAGCTTGACGAACTGACTAGCCCAGTCCAGACCGATATTTTCAACGATTGGCTTCATCGCCACGTAAGATATGCCGGCTGCCAGCGCAGTGATGATATGCTGGCCGTGAAACGGCAGAGAGGTAGTGTTAACTGCTTCAAGAATTGCTATACTGTTCATTGTTGGTTTCTCCGAAAGTTACTGACGTTAGAGGCCCGGTTCGTGTCCCCACACTTCCGGGCTTCGCTATTTTTACTGCCCATTCGCCCTTTCCTCTCTCAGACTCTTAGCTAGACGCTGCACAATCGCAGAGTTAATCGAAATGCCATCCATTTCTGCCATGCGGCGGATCTCCTCTTTCATGCGCTCAGGAAGTCGTAGTTGAAAGCTTTCGCTTTTCCGGCCTGTATAAATCATGTCACTCATATATCATCCTCTTTCATTATGGCACCTAGTTGGTACTACAACCAATTTAGCACCATTTTCAATGATGTCAAGTAGGTGCTACCATGATAAGAATTTGTATCATGGAGCGAGTGCTAATGAGTAAGTTTCCCAGCCAAGAAATGGATAGGTTTAATGTCAGGCTTCCCGCTGGGATGCGCGATGCTATTGCGTTCAGGGCGAAGAAGAACGGTCGCTCAATGAACTCTGAGATCATTCAGATACTCCATGACTCCCTCACTGGCAACGCCTTAAGCATGGATGATGAATTCCTTAAAGTGTTTAATGAGGTCACGCACTCACAGCCAGAAACAATGGAGGAATTCGATGCTGTGAATGAAAAGGTTGATTGGCTGATTGACAAGCTAATGGAGAAGATTGACAGAGAAAGTGCTAACGTTCGGGTTCTTCTTCAAGCCAAAAAAAATCTATCTAATAAAAAACCAACCTAACTGTTAAAGAGCACCTACCGGAGCGATTAAAACGCTGGTAAGTGCATAAAGATAGGTGTGCTGCGAAAATGTTACCCACGGGGTAATAACTCATAGCCTAATAGCACTTTTTGCAAAAAAACGAGCGGGCCATTTAGTGCGGCCCATGCCTCTGTGCATCCATCGCCAGCATCTGCTCTGCCCAGTCCATAACCTCGTCGTATTTCTCCTGGGTTGGCACCTTCCCTTTATCCTTCTGCGGGAACTTGGCATTCATGGCAGCCCGGAAGCTGGTCATCGTCATGTTCCAGGCGTCCGCCTCGCTCATTCCGAGGTGGGCAACGGCCGTGTAAACGAATGTACGGGCATCGAATTTATCGCTGTACTCGCCTTTCTTGCTCTCGAACTCTTCGGGCGGCTGATCACCCATTACGCCATGCAAAATCAGGTGACGCGCCAGCTGGATGACGTCTTCAACTGGCAACGAGCCAGGCTTAAACAGGAGGCGTCCCGCCGTAGTCACTGAGTAGGAGCCGATAACTTCAGCAACGTCGCCTTCAGAGCAATGCCTTACTACATTAGCTGCAGCTGCCGCCATGTCTGCAAAGCAGCGTGCATTGGCCGCCTTGAGAGTCTGGATGTCAGCAATTCTGTGCTTTGGGTAATGACCCGCATGAACTTTCACGAAAGCATCAACGATTTGCTCAGGAGTTCCGATCCGGGACATTGCCAGAAATGAAGGGTTGAGAAATATCTCTTTGCCGCCAGCGCGAATGACGGCCTGGCCGATATCGGTGATTGCTTTCATGGAAACTCTCAATAAGAGGGAGGGCTAAGCCTCCCATGTGTTTAGGCTGCGTTCACGGTCACAGTGGCTGGGCTGGAGGTTACCGTGCCGGCGGTTGAAGATGTGATCTGGCATGAGTAGGAACCTGCATCACCAGTGACTACACTGGCCTTGGTGTAGGTGGCGTTCGTCGCCCCAGAGATATCGGTCCCTCCCTTCTTCCACTGATAGGTGAGAGAGGAACTGTCAGAGACATTGGCTGCCACCGAAAGATTGAGCGCATCACCCACAGTGAGTGTGCGATTCTGCGGCTGGGTAGTAATGGTGATCACCGCGCCGACATCACGCACATCCACCTGCCCCGCGCTTGAGGCCTCAATTGACCATGTGGCCACGTCATCATGAGGGGCTTCGTCTTCCCAAGAAGTCACCATGAACGGGCCTTCGGTAATATCATTTGGAGAGATGATTTTCAGCCAGACATATGGCTGGTTACTTGTCTCTGCCGGCGGGTTGTATACATGACGCTTCAACGCGTTCTGCGCATAGACATCTTCTTTGCGGGTTACGCCATCTCCAGAGAATGAGATGTTTTTGTAGGTTACGAGATTTTCCTGCGTGTACGCCGCACTCATATCAGCGGTAGCGTCTGCAGTATCCCATTCGGCGGAAACAGTCTTCCCGCGCATCATGCCAAGGCGCTTATAGTCACCGTTGGCGGGTTGTGATTCGGGGCAGCCAATCGCGTAGTAAACGACGACATCACGCCCTGTGAAAGCACCTGCTTCACATGCCATGTCTTTATCTCCGTGTTATCGGGAAATGATGGTTTGAAATGAAATATCGAAGAGGTAGCGACCTTCTTCGGTCTGGATGGCGGGGATACCGCCGATTGGCTGCATCGAGATGATGCACTCAGTCTGGTAGTCGTCGATCATCGCCTGACGTATTGCATCAGCGTGGTCTTCAACTTCGTTAATGTCGCTGTCGTTCTGACCGGAAAGAACAAGGAATCTGAAATAATCTCGTGTTATGGCCTCATCAGGCTTGCCGCCACCGCCCTGCTGGATGACGAGGTATCTTTCCCCTTCAGTTCCTTCAAGCTCGTTCCAGAGGCGTTTCTGGACGCGATAGCCGACATCAAAACCGTGGGACTGCAACCACGCTCTCAGAGCGTCATACACCTCGCTACGCGTCATACTTTGTATCCTTGCCTGATGATGGCCTTAATCTCGTTGAGGCCGTCGCGCTCAAAGCCTTTGCGGAGAAAGTCCGGCTCGCCGTTAGGGTCCCAGTAATTACCGCTACCGTCAGGCCTTGGCTTGCCCTTGAGCTTGCCCTTTGCAGCATTAACAGCAGCTGCATAATTTGCCGTGTAACCCACTCTGCCTATCATTCCTGAGGGCATGGGTTCGAGCCGCTTGTACTGGCTGTTGATGAGGGTTGACGATTTAACAGGAGTGATTAGAGCAGCATGATTGACACCGGCATTCATGACTTGATACAGAACCTTCTCCGTGCGTATTCCGGCTATGTCACTCAGCACCCTGCTGGTATTCATCTGGACGCGCTTGATACCTTTAACGGGCATGATTACCTCACGTCAGGATTTTGTAGTCGGGCTCTTCGCCGAAAAATGACATGTCCCAGTCGGTTACGGCCCTGATTACGTTAGCTCCGGCTTTTAGCGGATCTGATAGCGCCGTGGTGTCACCTCTGGCGATGTACCAGTCTCGCTGCGGCATGGTTGAGCTGACGCCGTTACGCTTCAGTTCAGTGAAGAAAATCAGGTTAGTGGTGAACTCTTTACCATTGGCATCTACCGCAACCTCATTGTTAGCCGTCCAGGTGCAGTCAATCAGGTATGGTGTGCCGTTTGTCCAGGTGTTGTTCCATTCGTCATAGACGCGAGGGTAGACAGTGGCGACATTGGTGTAAGACCAGTTAGCCGTGGCTGACACTATTATCCTCCCACCGGATAACCTCCGGATTCTCAGCGGCTACCTTCCGGCACAGCAAATACCATTCATCGTTACTTTTAACGTAACACGTGACCCGCCGC